TCAGAACTCCTTCCATTCTTCGTCCTCCGCGGCGTCGGCGTGCTTCAGCACCGCCTTCGCCGTGGAGGCGTGCGCCGCCGGCTTGGCCGCGTGGTGCGGCTGCGGCCGTTTCGCCGCCGGCTTCGCTGCGGTGGGCTTGGCCGCCGTCGGCTTGGCGGCGGAGACCGGGGCCCGGTGGGCCGGCGCCGGTGCGGCGGCCATGGTGCGGCGGTCGAGCTTGAAGAAGCCGACCAACGCCTTGAGGTCGGAGGCTTGCCCGGACATCGCCTGCGCCGCCGCGGTGGTCTCCTCGACCAGCGCGGCGTTCTTTTGCGTCATCTCGTCCATGGAGGCGACGGTGGCGTTGATCTCGTCCAGCGCGGTGGCCTGCTCGCTCGACGCCGACGCCATCTCGGAGATCAGCGCCGCCACCTCGTGCACGCCCTTGACGATGCCGCCCAGCGCGTCGCCAGCCTTGGCCACCAGCTCGACGCCGTCCTTCACCTGCCCGTCGCTGTCGAGGATCAGCGACTTGATCTCCTTCGACGCCTGGGCGGAACGCTGCGCCAAGTTGCGCACCTCCTGCGCCACGACCGCGAAGCCGCGCCCGGCGTCGCCGGCCCGGGCCGCCTCCACCGCCGCGTTGAGCGCCAACAGGTTGGTCTGGAAGGCGATCTCGTCGATCACCCCGATGATGTCGGTGATCGAGTGGGACGCCGTCTCGATCCGCTTCATCGCCTGGATGGCCGAGCCGGCGACCGCGCCGCCGCCCTCCGCCGCCTGCCGGGCGTCGTGCGCCATACGGTTGGCGCGCTGCGCGTTGTCGGCGTTGGAGCGCACGGTGGCGCCCAGTTCCTCCATGCTCGCTGCCGTCTCCTCCAGGCTCGAAGCCTGCTGCTCGGTGCGCTCGGCCAGGTCGGCGCTGCCGGTGGAGACCTCGGCGGCGGCGCTGGCGATGGCGTCGGCGGCGGTGGTGATCTGCCCGACGATCTCCGCCAGCTTGCTCGAGGTGGCGTTGACATCGGTCTTCAGCTTCTGGAAGGCGCCCTGGTAGTCGCGCTCGACCCGCTTGGTCAGGTCGCCCTCGGCCAGCGCGCCCATGACGCCGGCGAGGTCGGCAATGACGCCCTCGACGGTGTCGGTCAGGCGGTTGATGCCCTCCGACATGGTCCTGTAGAAGCCCTCCTTGCCGGCGAGATCGAGGCGCCGCGACAGGTCGCCCTTCGAGATGCCGTCGATGAGCGTGGCGATCTCCTCGCCGATGGCCTTCTCGTGCAGCCGCTGCGCCTCGTCGGCGCGGCGTTCGGCCTCCAGGCGCTCGCGCTCGGCCTCGTCCATGCGCGTCTTCTCGATGGCGTTGTCCTTGAAGACCTGCACGGCCTTGGCCATGGCGCCGATCTCGTCCCGGTTGCCGAGCGCCGGGATGGCGACGGCGAGGTCGCCGCCGGCCAGCGCGGTCATCGAGCTGGTCATCTCGGTGACCGGGCGTACGATGGAGCGCGCCACCAGCCACGCCAGCAGCAGCCCCAACGCCACCGCGCTGCCGCCCATCAGCAGCGACGTCGACTGCGTGGCGGTCATGTCGCTCTTGCTGTCCTTCAAGATCTCGTCGCGCGCCTTGCTCTGCGCATCGACCACCTTGTCGGTCAGGTCGGCGAACTCCGCGCCTTCCTTGGCCATGGTGCCGAAGGCGAGGCCCTGGATCTCCAGCGACGCTTTGGTGATGGCCGTGAACGCCTCGACGTAGTCGTCGGAGATGCGGTCGGCCTCCTGCGCCAGCCGCTTGCGCTCGGGGTGTTTCAGGCGCTCGGACAACGGCTTGATGAGGGCCTCGAACTCGGCGTTGCGCGTCTTGACCTCGTCGACGAACTTCTGCTCGGGGTTGGCGAGGAAGCGCAGGCCGCTGAGGCGGAACAGCATCAGCATCTCCTGCGCCTGGCCGGCCAGGGCGGCCGCTTCCATGTCGCCATCGGCCATGGCCGAGGCGATGATCTTCGTCAGGTTCTCGCGCGCCCGGGCGCCCAGCGGGTTCATCCGCTCATCGACCAGTCGGTCGCGCTGGCGGCGCGCCTCCACCAGCTTGCCGAAGTTGGCGCCGTAGGCCTCGAACAGCGCGGCCATACGCTCCAGCCCGCGGCGGCGCTCGGCGTTGCCGGTGGCGTCGACGGCTGTGCGCAGCGCGGCGCGCAGTTTGCCCTGCACCTCTTGCACCTGCTGCGCCGCCGCGGGATCGCCGGACAGCGAATACGTGACGACGTTTCGCCGCATCTGCCCGACGTCCACCGCGATATCGAGGACGTGCGCCGAGTTGTCGGCGATCGAGGCGTAGCGATCGAAGCCCCCCTCGGCCGCGCCGAGCGAGCGGTAGCCCACGGCCACGATGGCGCCCAGCAGCGCCAGGATCACCAGGAAACCGAAATAGACACGGGTTCCGACCCGGAAGCGACTGGCGAAGCTGCTGTTCATTGGGGAACCTCGGGATCGTATGCGATTGTGTGCACATGAGAACGCCCGCCGGAGCCCGGCCGCGGAAGACGGGGCGCAAGACTCCGCACCAGGCGGGCCTGTGCCGAATACTCACACGTCTTATGAAGGAATTCCCTTAATAATATATGATAAACAGGCCGAAAGGGGTATTCCTCCGTATTACGGACGTCCCGCCGACCGCCCTACACAAAAGTCGGACTGACCGTCCGACTTCGGTCAGGCGTGCCGGCCGGTCTTGGCGGGGGGCTCCGTCAGCCGCGGGCTGTTCCTGATGGAACGCCGGAAAGCCTGCCGACACGCTGCTTGAGGCGATGGAGGTCGCAGCGCCGGCTGGATATCACGACCGGCATCCGGATGCGAAAAGGGCCGCCCGAAGGCGACCCGTTCCGGAAGTGTTGCGCGTGGACGCCCGTCCGGATCGTCACGCTGGACCGGCTATGAGACGACGTCGAAGACGTGGTTGGCGTTGCCGGCCTTGACGCGGGTGAAGACCAGCGTCTGCACGCCGTTCGCCTTCTTGCGCCTGACGGTGTAGTCGGCGACCGGCTGGAGCATCTGGTACTCGTCCATGGTCACCGTGATGTTGTCGAGCGCCGGGGTGAAGGCCGGGTTGGAGGTCTTCAGGCTGGCCGCCACGTCGATGGTGGTGCCGAGCGCGGGGCTCCAGGCCAGAAGGCCGGTCTTGAGGTCGGTGCTGGTGTTGCCGACCGTTTCAATGTTCCCCAGCGCTGCGCTAACCCAGGCCGAGCCGTTCCAGGACTTCCAGGTCGTCCGCCCATCGAAGGACGTAAGGTACTTGATCGTGGTGCCCGGGTTGATCGTCTCGGCCACCGTAACGTTGTCGATGGACGAGAACGCCGACAGGTCGATGTGGCTGGTGTTCGATGTGGTGACGTAGTACGGGCCGGTGACGTACTGCTGGCCGTAGGCCATGGTCGGAACCGTGATGGTCGAGCCGGTCCAGCCACGGTCGGTGCCCATCGAAATGCGCATTTCGTCGATGCGGGTGTCCGCGCCAGCACCAGCCACACCAATTCGCATGACCGATGTACCGGCAACGTAGTTGATCGTGGACGACGTCCCACTACCGATCAATGTACCATTCACAAAGAACCGGGTCGTTCCGTCCGCTGAACGGTTGACTGCAACATGAGACCATGCCCCAGCCGTGAGGTTGGCCGGTGATGGACCGGTTATGCTCCCTGTAGAGTTCGTTTGCCAGGACAGTCCGCAACTCCTCACGCCTCCAGTTATTGGATTAATCTGGAAGAACATAACATTGTCGGCGTTATTGCCAGTTCCCCAATAGAATGGAAAGTCGTACGTGTTGGTGCTGCCGGGGCGCACCCAGAAGTCGATAGCCCATGCCTGCAATGGTGTTCCAAGCGCGCTGATCGGCATTTTGACGCAAGCGGTGATGCCGCCCTGCATGTGCATGCCGCCGGTTCCGAACTTGAGCTGGTCGGTCTTAACAACCGGCATGTTGGCCGAGCCATCGTTGACACTGGTCAGCCACACGCCATCCTTCACCGTCCGGGCGTTCGTCGCCTGGATCAGCGCCGTGTTCTTCGACAACTCCTTGACCCACCTCTGGCCTACCGACCCATCGAACACCCACAGCAGCGCGGTATCGTCGTCCTGGGTCAGGTTGCCCGGCGTGAAGTTGGTCTGATAACGCGGCTTTCCGTGCGTGATGCGGAAACTGTCGATGGCCCCGCTGATGAACCCGTTCAGTGCGAAATTGGTCCCCAGCCACAGAGTATGCGCCTCGGACGCGTGTGTGAAGTAGGTGGCCGGGTTGGCGGGCGTCCCGGCGACGCCGTTGGAGTAGACCACCCATCCGCGCCCTTCACGCACGGCGGCGATGTGGTTCCAGCCGGTCGATACCGATGGGCCGGTCGCCAAGTTGCCGGAGCCGTTTCCGTAAACCAGGGTTGGAACTCCGCTGACGAAGTCAAGCCGGAGATAGGCGGCACTGGCGGTGTTGACTGCACCGCCGTATGTGAACAGAGTAACACTCGTGACAGCGCTAAGGTACACCCAACCTTCGATGCAGAACTGCTCACCAGACGCGAAGTACATTGGGTGCCCAGTAGAGGGTTGGGCGTAGGTTAAAACTGCCCACTGCGTCCCATCCAGACGCAGACTGGTGCCGTGGCCACCGCGTGTGAAGGTGGAGGAAAGCGACGTTTGTGGCGTCGAATTCCACATAAGCTGCCACGTGGGGGTCGTTGTATCCCCGAACACATTGTTGCCGTAGCTGCTCTCGCTGCTGTCCAGCGTCACCTTGTCGCCGTTAGCGCCATCGAAATGCAGCAGCAAGATGGTGCGATCATCGGTGGTATGAGCGCTGGTCGGTGGCGTGAAAGTGGAAGTCCACTCAGCGACGCCGCGCTTAACCCGGAACTCATCAACATTACCAGCGAAGTTCGGCGTGGTGTTGTCCGCGTAGCGACCAATGGTGACGTAAGGGCTGCCGCGGGTGATAGTGTTGGTACCAGCGCTCGCGGTAGTCCCCAACACACCGCCCACAAACCCACGAAGGCTGGTCCCAGAACGCGTGATGGCGACGTGGTTCCAGGCGTTCAGCGTCAGCGTGCCAAACACAGTGCCATTGGCGATGTCATAGCCGCTGTTGGACGACGCGGCGCTCAGTCGAACCTGCCCACTGCTGTCATGAGTGCAGCGCAGACTCAGGTTGGCAGACACCGGGCCGATGGCAAAGAGTATAGCCCCGGTACCGAAGCTAGTAGGATACACCCAGGTGTCGATTGTAAAATCATCCGATCCGAGCTGGAAATCGTTGTGGGGCTTGTTGTCGTCAATGGAGATGCCGGTACCAGGTGACCCGTCCATAACAGCGGACGAAGTGCCGAATTTTGCCCTCGCGGTACTGATGGTGCAGCCGGAATTGATCAATCGCACATCATGCCCGCTCCGGCTGTCGTCACGGATCAGTTGCGAGCCGTGGCCGTCGCAGCCCTTGAACAGATAGACGGTGTCGCTGTCGCGCGTGAACTCAACGGTCGGGCGGGTGAAGGCCGCGGTGTAGCGGGCGACCTTGGAGACCCGGAAATTGGACAACCATCCATTGAGGCTGTAACCGTTCGGTCCAGGTCCGGTTGGTTTGCCGAACCAAATCTGCGAATTGGTGTAATTGGTCGTATCGACTGCCGATCCAACGCTGACACCGTCCACGTACAGGGTGCGAGTGCCATTGTAGCGAACAACAGCTACATGATGCCATGTCTGGACTGCACTGGTTGCGCTGGCAATCATGCCCGCTATACCACCAGTACTAAACTTGCCGGTGCTATAATTGTACGACATGTATGCAGCGCCGCGCGTATCGCCGGTATTAGTGTCGCGAAGATCAAAAACGTACCCTTCACCCATCGGCGGGGCAGTTTCCGGGCGCACCCACGTCTCAATGGTGAAGTCCTGCGTCGTTCCAAAAGCCAGCTTGTAGGACTTTGGGATGTTGAAGTAAGCATCATCAGTCAGATACATGCAGTGCGTGCCGAATGGCGTGATACCACGCTCGTCCACAATGGCCGTGTCGCCGTTCACCCCGTCCGCGTGGATCAGCAGCTTGGTGTTGCTGTCGATCACCGCCCCCGCCGCGTTGTGCAGCACGAAGGCTCCGCCCGACAGGTCGGTGCCGGTGGCGGCGTTCTCCTGGATGTAGTCGGCCTCGGTGTTGTAGGTCAGGTTGAACGCTTGTCCGGCGATCTGCTCGTACGCCGCCGCGACGGACTGGCCGGTGAGGGTGGCCGTCTGACCGCTGCCGACGTAGGTCGGCGCCGACTGGTTGATGGTGGAGCCGGGCTGGCTGTCGATGCGGTATTGCTCGTTTCCGCCGGCGTTCACCCTGGTGAGGGTGATGTTGGTGCCGGCGGCGAGCTTCGCATCCAGCGTGCCCGGCGCCGTGTCGCCGGCGCTGACCCGGACCTTCGCGGAGGCGTCCTGGAGCGCCCCCACGCCCAAGCCGACGGCTTGGGCGTGGGCGTCCAGGCCGGTCACGGCCTCGCGAATCCGTTGGACGTCGTCGCTGAGTTCGTTGTCCTGGTGGGGAAGCGGCAGGCCGAGGGTGGGCGTGCGGTCGTCGTGGATGGCCGGCATGGCGGCGCCCCCCATCAGGTGATCACCACGCGCAGCTTGCGCACGCGCGGGCGATACAGCGCCGTCCCGGCGAGCGTCAGCTTGACGCGGGTGTTGGTGGCGGTGAACGGGGTCAGCACGAACTTCCGCTCCTCCCAGCCGTCGCCCACCTGCGTGGCGCTGGCGAACGGCACCGCGGCGTAGCTGCCGTCGTCCTTCTGTGCCGCCACCGCCACCGTCGAGGTGCCCGGCGCCAGGCACTCGAACGTCACCGCCACCTTCACCCCGCTGCCGCAGGCCATCGCTCGGCTCACGTAGCTGGCGCTCTCCGCCAGCTTGCCCAGGATCGGCTGCGTGCCGGGGTAGAGCACCGGCGAGCGCTCGGCCGAACCGCTCAGCACCGCCTGCACCTGCAGCGTGTCGGTGATCTTCGCCGGCAGCTTCAGCACCTGCCCCGGCGCCAGGCGGAACTGCGTGCCGTCCGTCTGGGTGAAGATGAAGGTCACGTTGGTGTCCGCCGCCGGCCGCTCCACCGTGGCCGCCGCCACCAGGTCGGTCACGTCGGCGGCGCTGATCGTGCCCAGGTTCACCGTGCGCGTCAGCACGTCGAAGCGCGCGCCGTACAGGCGGAACGCCAGGTCCTTGTCCTGGTGCGGCGTCCAGGTCGAGGCGTTCGAGCTGGAGAGCAGCACGCCCACCGTGTAGGGCTGCTGGGTGATCCAGCCGCTGGCCTGGTCGTACTTGCCCAATTCCGCGACCGCCAGCGCGTGCGTCGCGTCGTCGGTCAGCACCACCAGTGCATACTCGCGGTTGGCCTCCAGCCACACCGGGTCGAAGCTCACCGGCGTCGGTCCGGACAGGCTGATGTCGGCGGCCTTGATGACGCCCTGCGCCACCACCTCCGAGGTCGGGATGCCGGTCTGCACGCCGCGGATCTGCACGTACACCGGTTTCGTGCCCTTGGCCTTGAACCACAGCTCGGCGGCCACGATGTGCCGCCCGGTGGGCAGGGTGAACGTCTGCGCCAGCGGATCGAAGTGGTACTCGGTCACCGTCGCCACGCGCCGGCGCAGCTCCGTGGTGATCGAGCCGCGCCCGGTGAAGGTGGCCTGCCCGTACGAGCCCTCGGCCCCGAAAAACGCCACCTTCTTCGTGCCGGCCGGCACGCTGGCCGGGATCTGGAACGACCCCGATACCGCGCCCTGGGCGTTCGCCTTCAGTTTTGCCATGGATTGGATGCTCCTCAGACCGGCGTGACGTCGATGCCGTCGAACGTGACCTTGTCCAGCGTCTCGTTCGGGTCGAAGCCATCGATGGTGAAAGTCACGGTGATGGGACGCAGGTACTCTTCGGTGGTGGTTACCGACGACACCACGGTGTCCTCGATGCTCGTCGACGAGCGCACGACGGTGGACACGCCGGGCACGAAGTGGCCTTCGCGCACGAAGCGCGTCGTGCCGTCGGTGGTCCAACTGGTCACCGTGGTGGTCCAGAAATCGACCTCCGGGGTCAGCTTGATCACCGCCGGCACCGGGTCGAACGCCTGGTAGGGGTTGATCTTCATCGAGCCGGACTGCTTGGCCTGCTCGAGCACCACCTCGGGCGTGTAGGACAGCGTCACCCGTGCCGAGCCGGACGGCGCCAGGATCTGCGCGTCGATGGGCAGCATCAACTCGCCGTTGACGATAGCGGCGTCCTGGACGATGCCCTGGTCGCGCAGCGCGTTGTCGCGGAAGGCATCGACGAAAACGCCCTTCTTGGCAGCGGGCTCGGTGAGGTTGACCGTGATGTTGAGGTTGGCCAGCGCCACCAGACCGTACAGCGTGTCGATCTGGTCGCGCATGGCCTCCAGCTCGTTCATCGGTACGACGCGGATGGCGTCGCTGACGACACGCCGTCCGGCGTCCCAGCTCTGGTAGACGCTGGCGAGGCCGAGCATGCCGGAGGGCACGTCTGGCACCACCGGGCCGGTGTCGCTGGCCACCCCGGTCACCCAGGACGGCACGCCGTCCTTGTCCAGGCACAGCCGGTCGTAGCGCGGCAGGCGCCACTTGTAGGTGGTCTGGATCAGCGAGCCGGCCACGGCGCCGCTGACCGTGAAGCCGGTGGCGTCGGCTCCCGTCGGGGCGACGGTGGCGAGGTACTGGTAGACCACCTGGTAGGTGCTGCCCGGCGCCACCTCGGCGCCCGGCAGGCTCCAGTCCACCTTGTCGCTGGTCAGCTTGTAGTCGGTGCCGTTGAGGTAGGTGGTGCCGCCGGAAAACGCGCTGCCGCCCCAGGTGCCGCCCTGGTTGACGGCGACGATGGCGGTGACCGGACTGTCGGGCAGCGCGTCCTGGGCGCCGGAGAAGCCGCCGTGGGTCAGCGTGACGGTCTTCTGTTTGGTCACCAGGACCTGTTGGATGGAATCCACCGGGCCGTGGTTGAGGGTGACGCGCTCGGTACCGCCGACGGCGGTGTGCGGCTCGCTGCTGACGGTCTTGAGGTCGGGCAGCGCCGGGTAGGCGAGGCGGATGGCGTGCGGAATGCGCACCTCGCGCCCGGCGATGCGCGCCACGCCCTCGGAGAGCGAGTAGACTTGGTTGGCGCCGTCATCGGCGAGGCGGGTCAGGCGCAGGCCGGCGGAGACGTAGAAGCCGCCGGCGGACTGCAGGTCGTAGTCTGCGATGGCGAGGGAGACGCTGTCCACCTGGGGCGGCGGCTCCTTCTGGACCAGCACGCCGTTGACGACGGTGTAGACCGGATAGAACTCGCCGCCCTGGCCGTCGCCGGCGAAGCCCCAGGCGGTGTCGGCGCGCAGGCGGGCGGCGCCGGGGGCGTTGTAGTTGCGCGGGCCGATGGCGGGGTCGCGCAGGGCCGGGTCGTCGGCCTCGGTGATGACGACGTCGTCGAGGTAGACGCCGATCTGCACGATGCCGGTCCTGGCGATGGCGAAGCCGGCCGGGGGCACGCCGCGCACGGCGCCGCGCAGGTAGACGGCGCCGGCCTCGGCGGTGACGGCGCCGGTGTCGGGATCGACGACGACGGCGGCGTCGCGGATGATGGCGCCGTCGCGAAAGAGCGCGTCGGCAACGCCCTTGAGGCGGTGGATTTCCGTCTCCTGGACCTCGTTGAGCTCGGCGCACTGCACCACCTTGCCGATGCGGAAGAGGTGGCGCTCGTAGCCCTTGGTAGGGTCGAAGCGGCTGTAATAGCCGTCGAGGGTCACGGTCATGGCGTTACAGCTCCAGGACGAACTCGAAGCTCTGGCGGGTGGCCGAGCTTCGCGGGATGGCGGGCACGCGCTGCAGGGCGAGCAGCACGCCGGGGCTGTCCAGGTCGGCGGGCAGCAGGTAGCCCTTGCCGGCGGGGACGGCGGGCTTGGGCGCGGTGCCGAGGAAGACGCCGACTTCGCGGATGACGGCGGTGGGTTCGTCGGCGTAGTCGAAGTTGAACTGGACGTAGAGGTGGTTGGTGGGGGTTGGCGAGGTCCTGTAACGCCCCTCCGGGACGGTGATGTCGCCGGCCGGATCGGGGGTGCAGTATTTCTGCACGTCAACGGCGTGGCGGCCGAGTTCGGCAACCAGCGCGGTGGCGTCGGTGGGCTCGGGTACCGGCGTGGCGTCCCAGGCCGGGTCGCCGGTGCCCCAGGCGAGGTGCAGCGGTTGGGCGGCAACGGCGAGCGCGATCGCCGTGCGGCCCGAGGTGGTCAAGATGGCCATGAACGGAGGCTCCAGACATCGTGGTCTCGGACAACCCTGCCGTCACGACCGCTGGCCCGGGGCCGCGGGTGGATAAAAAAAGCACCAAGGACAACAGGTCGGTGCTGGATTCAACCGCGCTCAGGGAAACCTTCCGTCGGTGAGATCGAAGCATGTCTTGCACCAAGCGGCAGCGTCAGGCGGTCGAGACCGTCAGCCTTGGCGAATGCGGTGGGGCATGATTGAGGCCTCCGGCAAGGCCGAAGCGCAACGGGCGCCCACCGTTCCAGTGGGCGCCCATAGGGGGATCGGAGGAGGAATCAGAGAATGATCAGGCGGCCGGCGAAGCGGCCGTCCGGCTTAACAGTATAGGCCGGTTGTCCTTTACGACGTCGGGCTGAATCGGCGCCCCTTGGATCATGCTGTCTCCTGAAGGAAAGGGACGCTAGGCCACCCGAAGCATCAGCGCCGAACCGTTCCGATAGAGGCCGTTCACCGGCACGCCGGCCGAGGCTGCGGCAGTGTCATCCGCCGCGTTGGTCAGGCCGCCGGGGAACACGATGTAGCCGGCCGGCCATAGCGTGATATTTCCGGGGGTGCCGGTGCCCGTCGCCTCGCCGGACTCGATGTAGACTCCCCCGCCGTCGCCGTTGGCGCCGTTGGCGGCACTGCCGATGATGCCGATTGCGCCTCCATGGAGAATCACCGCACCGTTGCTGCCTGTGCCGTCACCGGCACCGCCGTGCAACATGACATCGTGGCCGGTACCGTTGGACCCTGCAGCCGCGTGTCCGCCTTCCAGCCGAACGGAACCCGTCGCCCCGCTTGCGCGGGTGTCCGAACGCCCGCCCTGTATCCAGATTTGGCCCCGCGGGTTGTACAGGTGCACGCTGTTCTGCGTGTCCGCGTCGTCGGCAGGCGGTGTCCGCTGGGCACTCGAACCGATGGCGTAAATGGAACCGAGTTTCAGCAAGTCCTTTCCGTCGATCCTCAACGTCGCGCGCGCGTTGCTGCCGGGATCGGCGATAGCGAGCGAGCTGTCACCGCTTGCCATCGACACCGTCCCGCCAGCCGGGGTGGACAGGCTGACATTGCCGACGGTTCCGGTTCCGGTCGCCGCTCCGGAGGTAATCGTCACCGAACCGCCGTTGCGGTCGGTGCCGGCGGCGTCGCGGCCCTGGATGACGACCGAGCCGCCGTTGCCGTCCGCAAGCGCCGGACCGCCGTTGAGGTACAGCCAGCCGCCGCTGCCCGCCGTGGTGCCGCCGTAGCCGGCCTGCAGCGACAGCAGGTGGCCGGTGCTGGTGGCGCTGCTCGGCGCCGGCACGTCGATGACGTACGCCCCGGGCGCCGACCGGTAGACGCGGGCGACGGTTTCGTCACCGATCTGCCAATAGAACTGACCCAGGGTGGCGCCACCACCGGCCTTCAGGTAGATGCTGCCGCCAGCCGCCACGCCGTTGCCGGCGGTGAGCGAGGCCTGACCACCAGCGCTGCCCGCTGCGGTGCCGTTGCCGGCGGTCATCGACACGTTGCCGCCGTTGCCGCCGACCGCACCGCCAACGCCGCCCCTGATGGCGACGCCGCCGCCGTTGCCGGTGCCGTTGTTGAAGGTGCCGTTGGCCTGGTCCCAGCCCGGCCGCCCGCCGGTGATGCTGACCGCGCCGCCATGGCCAGTGAGGCCGCCGTTGCCCCCGACGACCGCCGCACCACCACCGGCGCCGGTGCTGTCGCCAAGACCGCCGTTGAGCTGAGCCCCCCCACCGCTCAGGTTGGAACCGGCCGCTGCCATGCCCCCGAACACGATGCTGGTGCCAGCCGCGCCCGCCGCCGCGGTGTCCGAGCGGGCCGCATGGAGGTGCAGGGCACCCTTAGGATTGTAGAGGGCGACCGAGTTGTTGTAGAGCGCGCTGTTGGCGGACGGCGTACTCAGGGACTGCGTGCTCAGTGCGTAGGAGCTGCCAACCTTCAGCAGGGGCTTCGCGTTGAACCTGAACTCGGCCGCGTCGTTGTTCTCGTCGAGGGCGGCGAGCGCCAGTGTCGAGGTGCCCGTGGCGAGATCAATGGCCTGCTTCAGGCCCTCGATGCTGACGCTCTTCGTCGCGTTCCCGGATGCGTCCCAGACCGGCAGCAGGTCATCGGGCGAGACGGCATCGCCATTCAATCCGGCGAGCTGTGCGATGGTTTTATCGGCCATATCATATCCTCACATAACCGCCGGTTTCGGTAACCAGCTTGTTTCCTTGAGAGTCGATCCGAATGACTGGAGGAACTTCGGACGCCTTGAAGCCGATTTGCGGAATTGGATAGGACCGGTCGCTCCAGCGGCGTTTTTCCCATCGTCCCGCCCACCTGGTGTCGCGGTATATCTTCGGCGTGGTGAGCCGGTGGACATCGCGGGAGGCGATGGCGCCGGCGGCGGCCTCCTTGGAAACGGCGGTCGAGAAGGTCACGTGCAGGCTGGCCGGCTCGTGGTCCGGGTAGACGTATGGGGCCGGCGCCGCGCCTTCCGTGACCGCGGTCCACTCGTCGATCGGCTCGTAGCGCACGCCCCATTCGTAGTCCGAGAGGCGCCCGCTGTCGGACAGGACCGGCGCCTCGCCGATCTCGACCAGGACGCGGCCGGGCAGGTGAGCCTGCTCCTCGCCGATGGCGCCCTGATCGGACAGGATGATTTCGCCCTTGCAGAACGTCAGGTGCCGGGCGATGTCGGCCGGGTCGGGAGGCCCCAGGACGTGACCGGAGAACAGCGCCGTGATCGCGAGGCGCGGGTTCATCTTCACGAAGGAGTCGCCGAGGACGAAGTTGTAGTCGAGGATCTGGCCGTCGAAGTCGTGCAGGTGCCAGGAGAAGGTGTCGTGGCCGCCGAAGGCGACCGCTCCTCCCTCGACGGCCCGGACCAGGATGGGTGGCAGGTGGATCGCCGGCGGCAGCAGCAGCGTTCCGGCCGGTCGGTCGGCCTCCGCCTCGCGCATGGGCGCCGTGAAGTCGATGGAGCGCCGCGCGACGAGCTGGATGCGGTGGTAACCGAACTCCTTGTCGTCGGGCAGGTGGTCGCCGCCGCTCGGCTCGGAAACGCCGATGGTGAACAGTTCCCGCCAGGGCTCGCGCACCTCCACGTCCAAGCCGGTCAGCCGCCGGATGTTGGCGCGCATCGCCGTCGGGTTCGAGCGCGGCCGGCGCGGCTCCCAGACGATGCGTTCCGCCAGCCGCGCGTCGGACTCGCCGTTGCGGCGGCGCAGGCCGAAATAGGACGCCCACAGGTCGGCCCACTCTCCTCGCGAATCCGGGATGACGAGCTGGCGAAGCGCTTCGCCGATGTCGGCCTTCGCGCGGTCCAGCGTCCGGCCGACGGCATCCGTCCACCCCCACAGGATCGAGGTGTAGGCCAGCAGGTGATCGCCGTCCCCGGTGTCCTGGTCGCCGGACCCGGGCAGCAGCGCCAGGGCGCCGACGCCGTCCAGTGCGGGATCGGCGTACACGATCCCGACGCCGGCGGCGGACAGGGCGGCGCGCACCTCGCCGATGGTCGCGCCGTCCAGCGGCACCTCCAGGTCCGGCAGGTCCGGCCGCTCCACCCTCAGCACGTCGGCGGCGACCGCCCAGCGCAGTCCGCCGGGGGAGCGCACGCGCATCGCCAGGGCCGCCGCGGGATCGCGGTCGAACACGCGATGGAGGTGGCTGAGGAGCCACGGCTGCATCGTCGTTATCATGACCACACCACCGTCAGCGTTCCGGGCACCAGCACGGAGCCCACCGGGCATCCCACCACCTGCGTCGGCGTGACGATCTCCGCCCCTTGGGCGGTCTCGAGCGAGAGCACCGCGTTGATCAGATTCACCGGCCGCAGGTCGCCGCCGCTGCGCGTGGCGCGGATGACGCCGGTCAGCGCCGCCGCGATCTGCGCGCGGGTGTCGTCGGTCTGGTAGAACGCCGGGATCTGCGCCTGGATGGTCACGTCGACCGGCCGTTCCGCCATGGCGACCACGTCCACGCGCATCCCGGCGGGGCGATAGCCGGGCATCAGGTTGCCGTCCGCGTCCTCGTATCCTTCGACGATGTCCTTCACCGCCTGAACGAGCTGCTCGGACGTGCTGCCGGCGCCGTTGTGGACGTAGAGCGTGACGAACCCGGCCTCCTCCTCCACGGCCACGCGCGCCACGCGCTCCAGCACCGTCGTGCCGGACACGTCGGTCACCGTGGCGAGGCGCGCCGCGTAGGCCAGCGCGCCGACGGTGCCGCGCGCCAGACTCTTGATGAACTCGGCGAACCGCAGCTTGCGCTCCGACTCCGTCTCGGCGCCGCGGCCGTTGGCGAGCGCGTCCGGATTGGTGACGCCCGCCACGCCGTCCACCGGCGAGACCAGCTGCCCGATGGCGCCCGGCAGCGCGTTGCCGGCCGGCCCCGCGGTGCCGGCGGTCATCAGCACGTCGACGCTGGTCTGTCCGACCGGAATCGTGGCGGCTTCGACCGTCTCGTACTCCACGTTGGAGGCGTTGGCGACGCGCGTCCCGACCGCGATGGCGACGGGGGCGGTGCGCCCCGGTTGCGCGTTGAACCGGACGATGCCCGACGCCGGAACGGCGGGCAGCAGCGGGAAGTCGAAGCTGCGGTAGATCGCCGTCGGGATCCCTTCGACCAGGCCGGCCAGATACTGCTGGTACAGCTCGTCGATCTCGATCGCCGGCGCCTCGATCATGGTGCGCGCCACCGATCCCACGTTGAAGTCCGTGACCTTCGGCGAAGTCTTCCGCATGTGGTTGACCATGCCGGCGACGATCGACAGGAAGTCCTTAATCTGAAAAGGCATTGTTCATCCCCATTCCCACCGGCAGGTGCTGGCCGTCCACGGTGACGGCCGTTGCCGTGACGGCGATGCCGTCGCCTTGGATGTCGGCCGTCGGATTTTCGACGCGGGCCACCCGCGGGTCGGCGCGCAGGGTGCGCGCGACGAACATGGCCGCGAGCTGGTTGTTGACTTCGCCGCCGGGCCGGCCGATCAGCGTGCGAGCGGGGCAGCCGTAGCCCTGGTGGAACAGCAGGTCCCCCGGATCGGTGGCCAGCGCGTGGCGAAGCGCCTGGTTCAGGTTGGCCACGCCTTCGGTGAGCCGCAGGTCGCCGCCGTCCGTCACCTCGATCCGGCCGTTGGTGAGCGCGATGTCGCACCCGAACATGCTGTGCGCGTCGGCCACGCCCGTCGATGGGGGGGCCGCGGTCGGCAGCATGATCGGGGCGCCGGACAGCAGGACCTGGGACCCGGCTAGGGCCGGGTCGTCGGTGATGTAGGGTGGCATCAGGTTGTTGATCTGCGCCAGATCGGGCCAGCGCGCCGCGTCGCCCATCTCCCGGGCGGCGATGGCCTGGAGGCTGTCGCCGACCCGTGTCGCGACGCGCCGATAGCCGTTGAGGGCTTTGGTGAAACTCATCGCAGCTTGACTCCCGACGGGAGGACCGCGAGCGCCTGGGAGGCGGCCACGGACGGAATGGTCAGCGGGTCGCGCAGCAGCGTGTCGATCGCGTTGCGGCCAGCCGTGGATACGGACACGCGCGAGGCCACCGGCGGAAACATCTCCTGGAGCGGGCTCCTTTCCGCTTCCGCATAGGTCGACCAGGCGCGCCCGCCGCCGGTGGAGGAGCAGTTGCTGGCGCCGTACAGGTCGTCGAAGGAACGGAAGGTGCGGCCGGTCTCGAAGCCGTTGGCGATGGTGCACGCAATGTCGTTCATGGTGGAGGCCGCGCGCATCAGCAGGCCCTTGACCGCACCCGCCGACTCCCCGGTCGCCAGGATGCCGAACCCGTTGCCGGCCGCCTGGGCGACCATCTGCACCGTCGAGAAGATCGGCGCCGTCAGGTTGCCGATGCCGCTGCGGACCTCGTCGATGACGTCGAGCACGAGCCGGACGCAGCTCTGGACGAAGGCGCAGACCTGCGTCACCACCTCCTTCACCGCGGAGTAGGCCTGCCCCACCTGCTTGATGATCTCGCCGATCTCCCGGACCAGATTCTCCAGACCGAGCTTCGCCGTCAGCCAGCGCAGCGGGTTGAAGAGAGCGCCGGTGATGGCATCCTTGGCGCTGGTCGGTTCGGCGTTGTCGTTCAAGACCAGGAGGCTGACGTCGTACCGCATCAGCAGCGGCGCGTCCTTCGACCGCCGCAGCGTGAAGGTCTTCGGGGCCACCCGCGCCGTGATCCGGTCGAGCGTGTCGGCGAAGTAGAGGCCGACGGCCTCCGGGTCCTGGCCCTTCTCGGCCAGGGCCTTGCGGCGGGCATGCCATTGGGTGAAGACGGTGGAGCGCAGATTTTCGAACTGCGCCGCGCCGTCTGCGCTGAAGCCGCCGCGCCAGCCGGTGTGCCCCTTCAGCGTGATGGTACTCACGCCTCGGTCGAAGGCGTCGACCCAGGCGCTGCCCAGCGTCTGCTGGACGGTGAGGCGGGAAGGTTCTTCCCGGATCAGTTCCTCCGGACGGATGGTGAAGTTCCAGGTCAGGACCCCGCCTTCACCACCCTCCAGGTAAAAGCCGATCTTGCGGTGTTTTTGCGATGGAGGTGTCATGCCTCCACCGTAGCGTCACGACCGTCAGCCCACTCCAGGCGCCGTGGCGCCGCCCTGCGGATCGGGATGCGTGTGGCTCTTGAGGCCGACGCCGTCGGCTTTGACGTCGCCGCCGGTGACCTGGACGTCGCCGGTGATGGCGGCCGATTTGGCGCCACCCGAACCCGTCATGCCGCCCTGGTAGGTGAAGGCTCCCTGCACGGTGACGGCGCCGGTGAACAGCGACTGCGGGGAATCGATGGTGACCGACGGCGTCTTGACGGTGACGGACGCGTCGGCCTCCATGGTGACGGTCCCGCCGGGCAGCACCGTCAGCGTGAAGCCGTCGGTGTGGAGCGTGATCCGAGCCGGGGCGCCGCCGGGCGGGGACCAGCCGCCGGCCGCGACGCCGCCCAGGTCCTCATGGTCGCCGGAGCCGATCCGCAGATAGGCGCCGCCGTTGTGGTGAACCTCCACCGAGCCATCCGGCGCGATCGTCCACCAGGTTCCAGAAGGATGGCGGTGCACCTCCCGGTTCTGTTCCGTGAACTCCATCTCGCCGCTGAGCGGCGGCACCCAGCCGACGACGACGGGCCCGCCGTCCACGAAGCCGACCAGGGCGAGCATGGTGCGGCCGGAGTGGTTGTAGCCGCCGGCCTCGGCCTCGCTGGCCGGCCTCGGGACGTTCGGGACGTTCCAGGACCCGGCGTCCGAGCTGGCGCCGCCGGTGGCCACCAGCACGTTGGCCGCGCGGTAGCCGTCGTCGAGGAACACCAGATCGACGCGCCGCCGCGACGGGTGGACGGCGACCACTTGTGCGATGCGCAGGCTCATGTGTACGGCCCCCGGATGCCTTGCTTCCAGTACGGGTTGGAGGTGAGTTTCGACCGCTCCAGGAAACCGGTGCAGCGTTCGAGTTCGACGGCCGTCGTCCAGGTCCGCAGCGGCTTGAATTCGTGGGTGACCTTGGTGACGTAGCCTTCCGACACCAGTTCCGACACCAGTTCGCCGCGCGTCAGGCGGAGGAATCGTCCGACCTTCAGCGCCTCGCTTCCCTTCAGCGTCGCGGTGCACTCCTCGAAGGCGCTGTTGTCCCGGTTCATCTCCTTGAGCCGTTCGGCGCGCGTATGGAACCAATCGACGTACTTGGACAGGATCTGCTGCCGCTCCGCCGGCGGGGCGGTCGTCGGGTGCCTGGTGATGTCGGGGATCAGGTGCGAGAAGAATTCCATCTTCTTGGCGCCGTATAGATCCTCGCGCGAGTTGGGGTGCTCGAAATCGAGGTGTTTCCGCGTGCGCGTGGACTGCTGATTCAGCGCCCCGTTGGTCTCCATGAGTGCCCTTTCCGGCGACACCCAGTACCAGTTGGCGATGCGCTTGTCGCCACGCCTGGCTTCCCAGCTGACGACGTCCCGGTCCTCGATGGCGACGGTCCCCGGATCGATCGCTCCCGGCATGATGAAATGGCCGCCCACGGTCTTGTAGGGCACCGGCCGGAAGCGGATGGCGGGTCCCCGGTCCTCGTCCTCCACGAACAACTCGTTCCAGGGACGGTCGGCGTAGGCCTCCATCACCTTCCACAGCGGCTGGTTCTTGTTTTCCTTGGAGGTCATCATGCTGGGCGTGAGCGAGCCTTCCTCAACCGAGGAGTACAGCTTGAATTCGCCCACCGCTTGGCTGCTCACCGCGAACAGCTTGCGCGCGCGCGGGTTGACCACCTTGTCGACGATTTCATTCATGAATTCGCCGACCTTCATGATCTTGAGCGCCATGCCGCTGTCAGCGCGAAGCATGAAATCGGACAGGAAGTTCTTCTCGGCCACGGGGGCGATTTCATAGAACACCTGGCTCATCTCGAGGAGTTTGCCGGAGTCGTGCCCCGTGATGACCACGGTGCGTATCGGTTCGCCGTCCTTGCCCAACGACTCCTTGCGTTGCACCTGGTCGACGAAGCCGCGCATGATGAGCGGCAGGGAACCGCCGGTCGGTACCCGAGCGGCCCGGATCTCGATCAGGTCCATGGGCTCGACCAGGGCGTATACGGTGTCCAGCCCTCTGCGCGACCGGTCGGCGAAGCTCACCGTGAAGGTGCCGGCCTCCGTCAGGTTCTTGCTTGTCGTCACCGTGCCGGCGTCGCCGTGATCGCCCAGATAATGCAGCAGGTCCAGGTCGCGTTGCGCTGCGGCATGGCGCTCCGAGACTCCGTTCCGGCGCCCCACCAGCTTGATCAGCCGGACCTGGAGTTGCGGTGTGTAGGTCGTGATCGCCATCAGGAAACCCCCCATGGCCGGGCCGGGCCGACCGGCGCGACCGGCAGATGCTCGACGCCCCGCACCGTGCCGTCCCGCGCCTCGTGCACGACGCGCAGTGGCGCGATCTGAAAGCTGACGCTGGTGTTCTGCGGTGCAGGCGCACTCTGCCCGCCCTCCGGCAGCGGCATGCCGACCGCCGGCCGGTCGATGGACGGGATCGAGGAGGTCTGCCCGCCTTCCGACGGTGTTAGGAAGGGAGCCTCGCTCGTGGATACGCCCGGTTTGCGGGCCGGTGGCGGCGGAACGAAGAGCGGTGGCTCGGGCGGCACCGGCGGCTTGTGGCCTGGCAGTGGCGGGTAGAACTTGCGAGCGTACTTGTTCTTCCACTCACCGACGCTCATGTCTTTCAGATAATCATTCGCATCGATCGCTTCTTTGCTCAGAATTTTTGCCATCATTTCCGTATCGGCTGCGCCCATTACCTTCGGCCCGCCGCCTGGACCAAAATGCCAAGTGGCATACAAGGACAGTGGCGTAACCGGCAGGCCAGCTCTCTCCAGAGCCGGCGCCAATTCCCTATCAACATAAAGCGAGACCATGTCACGGCTGAAGTCTCGATTGAAGCGTAGCTTCAGGAGTTCCTCATCATTCATGCCGCGAACGCGTTCTGGTGCGTATTTTCTGGCAACACTCTTCCATGTGCCGTCGAGGAACTGGTGCCAGCCGCGAGCGGAAGAGGTCGTCGCAGCCATGTCGGTGCCGTTGCTGCTCTCCACAGCCTCCATGGACCGGGTGAAGAGAGCCTTGACTGCGTCGTAGCCAAACTTCCCCTCGACCGGGGGCTGCGCCGAGCCAGAGGCGCTACGCAACCATTCATCCCAAGTGCCTACCAGCGGAGAAGCCTGTTCATTGAGGCCAAACAGCCCTTTGCTCAGCGTCTCTAGAATCCCATTGGCGCGCGCACCACCGGTCGTTTCCATACCGGACTGCGCTGGGGTTCCGACCGTTTTCCTGCGCGGGCCCGCACCCCGTTCGCCCATTGCCATAGCGGCTGCGGTTCCTGGCATCTCCGTGCCGGTGTGGCGGAGGAGCGTCTGGTGGGGTACGTCACGCTGGTTGTCAGCGGCGGGCACGACGTCGGTGGCACCGTCCCAGTCGTGTTCCGGCCCCGGCTCCTGACGCATGGCCGGGCTAGCCGTGAGCGACCTGGCATTCCAGTGCCGGTAGGGAGCGCTTGGGGTTTCCGCCGCATCGCCGCCAGACAAGGTGGGTGTTGGTGCCCCGGCGAAGAAACCGTCCTTTGCGGTGCCGGCGAACGGCACCGAGAATGGCGCTGGCTTCTGCTCCAGAGCGGTCTCTTTCCGTAGGGCCTGCAGCACGGCCGCAGAATCAGGCTCCAGGCTGGGGGGTGGGGTGAAGTCGGCGCCGGGCCGCATCGGATCCTGGATACGGCCAGCATGCGTCCCATTCGTTGGGCTGTCCGACGCTGGGAAAGGAGGCTCGGGGAGAGCGTTCGCCAGTGGCAGGCCGAGGTCGCCGCCGTTGTCGTGGAGGGCGCGGAACAGCGCGTCGCTGGGCGACGATCCCTCCGCCACTTCCTCCGGGGCGGGTCCGGACACCGCAGTGGTCGGGACGCTGTTCAGCGGCATCGTGTAGGACAGGTCGCCCTCGGGCGTACCGTTGTCGGACGGCGGGGCGAACCGGCTTCCCTGCAGCAGGTAGCGGCCGACCGCATCGGTGTGCCGGAGGCGCTCGTTCCCGTCCGGGAAGGTCTGATCGAGGCCGGCGTACCAGGACAGCCAGTCGTCGGCCCCGGTGCCGCGCAGCGCGGCGGCCGTGCCGCCGCGGGTGACGCGCTTCAGGGTCTCGAAGTTCTCCTGAAGCCGTTGCATGTCCCCGGCCACCTCCGCCAGCGCGGGATGGGACAGGTCGAGCTCCTTGAGCGCTCTGCCTTCCTGGCCGGCAAGACGAAGCGCGGTGCGGATCCGTTCGAAGGCGGTGGCGACGCCGGCGGCGTCATCGGAAATCGGAGTGGGGATGGACACGGTGCTGGCCCATGCGTTTTTGAGGCATGGGCCAGCGTGCCGTCACGACCTGCGGACCGGTCACGCGTAGGTATCCGCCGCGACCTCTTCCCAGCCGTCCGGGTCCGCGTCCATCATCGACCGCTCCATGGCCTCGACGTCCGCCTCGAAGTTGACGTTGACGACCTCGTCCTTCAGCTGCGGATCGTCGGTGAAGCGGTGCGCCCACCAGTCGATCAGCATCTCGTCCAGGCCGGCGTCCAGGAACCGTGGGTCCGTCGGCGGCAGGCCGTACCGCCGGCGGAAGGCGAACTCCACGGTGTCGCTGAGCTCCCGGCCCCACTGGCGGGCGTTACGGTTGAGCGCCTCCGCGAAATCGCTCCTCCTCTTCCAGGAGCCTCCCGTGCACCTTGTAGAGTCCCTCCAGGTCTTCGGGGGCCAGCGGGTCCAATTCCTCGACGTCCCAGCCGTCGGGGCCGCTGACCATGAGCACGCCGATGGTGGCCATCGCCGCGGCGCTGTTCCACAGCAGCGGCTCGTCGACCGGGCCGCCCAGGATGCGCAGGGTATCGGCGTGGATCCGGAACTGGTCGCGCATGACACGGCGTCGGAAGACAAAGTCTCCGACGCCGTCCACGCTGACCGTATAGCTGCGGTCAGTCCTGCCCATCACATGGCCGTCCCGACCACGTCGAGGGCTTTGAAATCACCCTTGTTCATGACGATCTTCTGCGCCTCCACCTTCAGTTCGCCGCTCAGATAGCTGCAGCCGATGTACTTGCGCAGCAACTGGCCGGTGTCCTTCGAGTAGATGCACAGGTCGAAGACGACGCCGCGCAGGACGTCGTCGCCGTTCTGCGGGGCGACGCCCGCATCGCGGAGGTTGCCCCGGAACAGGACCATGGTGTCCACGGTCAGGGCGTGGTCGGCCTTGGTCGGGATGTGCTCCTGGACGTGGATGTCGCCGATGCCGATGGCGTCCTGGAGTCCGTAGTTGTCCTTCGCCATGACGGACTGGACGAGCCCGACCACCTTGCCGTCGAGTTCCACGGCGATGCGGTTGCCGGAATGGGTTTTCAGATTCTGGCGCATGTTGGCCTGTCTCCTTACGCCGCGGCCGCGGTGCCGCTGTACGGCACGACGAAGATGGACACGGGGATGAAGTTCACCGGAATCACCGGCGAGCACTGGAACTCGACGCGCAGCACATCCCCGTCCAGCTCGGCGCGGATGTTCCTGTAGGCGGGGTGTTCCTCGTCGCCGACGATGACGCCCGGGCCCTGGGGCTCCGGCCGAGCCAGCTCGCGCAGCGTCGTCTCGGCGATGGAGACGGCGCGGGACAGCACGATCGGTGAGCCCTTGGCGCCGCGCAGGACATCGAGCGCCTGTCGGACGTTGCGGGCGACGAAGTCGGTGGCGACCCCGGTCGATACCTCGACGCGGTTGTAGCTGTCGTTCACCAGCCAGGTGGAGACGCTGCGCACCACCTTGTAGCCCTTCGGTGTCTCCTCCAGGCACAGCACGCCGGCCTGGATCAGGTCGTCGGTGTCGGTCGGGTTGCGCACCTTGAACTCCAGGCCGCGGATCTTCAGCGCCTTGTTGGTCAGCGGCGTGCCGGGGTTGCTGCCGGCGAAGGCGGCGGCGATCACCGCGGCGGTCATGTACGGCGGCAGCAGCGCCAGCTTGCCGCTGGCGTCGTAGTCGTAGTGGCCGGGCCACACCAGCGACGTGCGGTCGCTGTTCAGCGCCTTCGGCAGGTCTTTGACGGCGGTGAGCGCGGTGTTGGCCGCGGGGCCGACCAGGGCGCGCCGCTCCATCCGGGCGACGTTGCTCATGTAGGCGCAGTGCGCGTCCACCGCGGCGTGGATGGCGGCGTTGCCGGTCAGCGGCACCACCCATTGCGCGTCCTCGCCCTGCAGCGTCGTCAGCGCGTTCGTCCAGTCGCCCACGACCGGGGCCGGATCGACGGCGCCGGCGAGGTAGGTCCAGTCGGCGTTCACCGGCAGGGTGCCGGCGCCGGCGGCGCGCGTCGCGGTGACGAAGCCCTCGCCGACGCCGTTCAGCCAGTCGACGACGGCCTGGAGGTTGGCGGTGACCGTGTACGCGGCGGCCTTGACGTCCTGCCCGGTGACGCCGTCCAGCCCGTTCAGGGCCGGCCTGTCCTCGGACCCGGCGATCGCCGACGCGGTGAAGCCCGCCACCGCGTTGATGCGGTCCACCAACTCGCCGACGGTCGCGAAGGACGACAGGTCGATGACCGTCGCCGTGCCGTCCACGTCGAGGGTGACGGTGGTGCTGGCGACGGCGATCGTGGCCGCCGTGCCGGTGCCGGCATAGCGGACGGTCAGCGCGTCGCGGGCGACGTTGTCCTGGCTGAAGTAGCCGTTGCCCAGCATGGTGGTGAGCTTCTTGCCGCGCACCGAGCCGGACTCGATCTTCACCTTGATCTGGTTGGCACCCAGGCCGTAGTCGTCGGAGACGAGGGTGACGACCGTCGCGTCGCCGGCGTCCTTGAGGGTGAGCGTGGCCTGCGTGGCTTGGCCGACGCGGATGGCGACGACCGTCGCCGGGGCGTTGGTTTCGGGGCTCGGGTCGAACGCCTTCTGGACGGCGGCCAGCAGTTCGCCGCCCTTGAGCACGGCGGCGGCTTCAGCCGGCGAGCCGAACTTCAGGACGGTGTTCGGCTTGCCGCCGAGGGCCTTGCCGACCAGGGCCAGGATGTTGCCGACGGTCAGGCCCTTCGGCTGCATGGCCGAGTCGTCGATCACCGACATGGTGGCCGGGGTGGTCCACAGTCGGCCGTTGAAGAAGAGACGGGAAGCCATATGGGCAGCTCCTTATCAGGCCGGGCGCGTTGCCAGTTCGGCGAAGCGGGAGTGGTAGAGGCCTTCCAGGTCGCGCAGGCGGCCGGCGGCCGCCTCGTCGTGGTGGAAGGCGGCGATCAGCTCGACGCGCTTGTCGTCCGCCGACAGGCGGGCGCAGAACTCGTCGAGAGAGACGGGGAATTCGGTCGCTTCGGCCGCCTGTATGGACGTCTGCGTCTGTGTTTTGGCCATGGACTTGCCCTATCTTGAGGAAGAAACGGTGGTCTCGACATCCGTGATTTCGCCGACGACATTGCGGATGTACGACGGCGTCATGCAGGAGAACGAACCGAAGACGAGATAGAGCGGGGTCTCGCTCTGCGTGACGTCTTCGGAATCCTTTTGTGAGAACGTCACCTGCGTCAGCCCGTACTCGGCGAAGACCGGCAGGTTGGCAGCGATGACACGGCCGATGGCGGTGCGCAGGGCGATGCGCCCGGCCGGGTCGGACGACGCCCCGACGACGCTGAGCCTGGTGCTTGACAGCCAGCCTTCGGTTTCCACCCAGCCGCCGTCGCCCAGATGCTCGTCGTCGCACAGGACCTCGCCCACCGCGCGCTCCGCCGTGGAGTTCTCCTCCACCCAGACCGAGACGCATGGGAAGACGGTTTGGCCGGACAGCGCGTGCGGAACGGTCAGCACCGGGACCGCGCCGGAGGCCGGCGCCAGCGTGCCGCGCGCCACCTCGACCGCCAGTCCCAATTCCAACCGCTCGCACAGCAGGGTCTGCGGGTCGACGGCGTCGCCCTGGTAGGTCGCGGCCGGCGTTGCCGACGCGCTGTCCCCGGCCACCCAGAAGCCGCCGACGCGGTAGTAGGGGCGATAGTGGTAGAGCGTGCCGTTGAGCAGCGCCTTGCCCTGGTCGAGCACGACGGTATCGGTGCAGTCGTCCGCCACGGTCGCCGCGCCGGCGTCGTCCGGTCCGGTGAAGGCGTCGGCTGTCCGGCGCAGTACGCGCCATCGTTCCGCGCCCGGTGGCGGTGTGATGAAGAGTCTGAGGGCGTTGCCCGCAGAAAGGGGCTGTATGAGCGTGATCATGCCGGTGAACCGCGGTGTTTCATTCCGGCAGCTTGCCGTCACGACCTGGCGCGTTGCTGAACCGACGCGCGGGCGGCTGACCGCTTCAGAACAGGGTCGCGGTGCCGGTGCAGCGCGGTGCCGGGGCGTCGGCGGAGGAGTCCGCCGTCTGTTGGTCGCCGCCGACGAACATGATGACGAACTCGGCCGGGTTGCTCGGCATCGGCAGCGGGTTGGGCCGGCACTGGAAGGCCCGCTTCCTGCCGCCGATGCCGCAGCCGCACAGCGTGTCGATGCCGCCGGTGACCGACTCCCCGCAGACGCTGCACCGGTGCACGGCGCCCCGCACCAGGATGCGTCCGATGTTGCAGTGACGGCAGACGTGCTCGGTCAGCGTCCAGATCATCTCGGCGCTCATAGCGGCAACTCCAACTGCATGGCCTCTGATATCGGGGGCAGGCCGGCCGGACCGATGCGATGGATCGGGCGGAGGAACGCGATGGGTCGGCGGGCGCGCTTGGCCAGCATGATCATCGCCTCCTGCGGCCCGGTGACGCGGTCGAGGGTTTCACGCCGGACGGCTCCCGCCTCAACAATCAATATTGTTAAATTGTGCAGCTTCGCCGTCAGGCGCGGCACGCCGCCCTTGGCGTTGCGGCCGCGCGCCACCTCCCGGTCGCGGTTGTAGCAGGACACGCAGAGATGCCCGTTGATCAAGCGTGGGGCGGGGCGGAAGCAGCGCGGGCACAGGCACGACAGCGCGTCGGCGGCAATGGCCGTCTGGGGAAGGGGTTTCCCGGCCTTTTCGGCCCCCAGCGCGCAGGACCGGCAATGCCAGCGCCCTTCCCAAGGCTCCGGACGCTTCTTCTGCGCGGTCTCCCAACTGGCCGCGCAGCTGGATTCGGCCAGCGTTACCGAGCGCCGCTGGCAGCGCATCATCACCGGGCCGCCGGCGGCGCCCTGTATGGTTACCCTTGACGCATTGGACATGTTCGCACCTGTCGTTCACGACCTGGCGAACACGGTACCTCGCGCGGCCACAACCATCAACACTTTTTGTTGTTAAAACGATTGTGGCCGCCGGGGATTACGGCCCTACTTGGCGCCCGGCTTGCGTTTGCCCAGGGCGCCGGCCAGCGCGTCGAACGGGCCCGGCACGACGCCCTTCTCGTCGCTGCGCCGGTAGACGTAGACGCCGAGCACCGCCAGGGCCGGCAACAGGATCGAGGACATCTGCGACATCGCCGTGATGCTTGCCGCCAGCTCGGACGGGTGCATGACCGCCACGTACGCGATGATCAGCGTCTGCAGCAGGATCACCAGCGCAATGAGGTAGCCGAACGCCGGCCGCATGCGCCGGACGAACGGGTCCTTGCTGTTGGCCTCGTTCTGCATGGTCGCGTTGACGATGCGCAGCCGTTCGACCTCGTCCCGCTCGACGGCGAGCATGGCGTTGGTCGCCAGCTTCTGCACCTGGAGGAGGAGCGCGGGATCGGCCTTCAGCGCGGCTGCGATGCCGTCCGGTTCGCTCTGACCGGTGAGGGCCTGGACCGCCGGCACGAAGCGTTCGGCCACCTTGCCAAGCTTGTCGTCCGCCATCCCGACCAGATCCGGGATCAGCGGCAGCAGCGACAGGAGGAAGGAGAACATGATGCGGCCCTCCTAGGCCTTGCGGTGGACGGGAGGCAGTCCCAGCGCCGCGGCCGTGTCCGGACCCACGATGCCGTCGGCCAGCAAGCCGTGGGCATCCTGGAAGCGCATGACGGCCAGTTCCGTGACACGGCCGAATGCGCCGTCCTCCATGAGGCCGGCACCGCGCGCGTTGAGCACGACCTGCAGCCCCTTCACCGCCGGGCCCGCCGAGCCCAGGCGGAGCACGCTGCCGGGCGCCGCCTCGCGGCCGGCCGCGTCGGCGTACGCCGCGGCGAGGCGGAGGTGATAGCGGTTCCTGGCGTACTGCGGGCCGTTGTAACGGCGTGCGAAGGTCTCCCAGTCGCGGTCCCGCAGCGCGTCCACTAGGCGCGCCGCGCGGCAGAACGCGGCGAAGGCTTCGAGGTGGTTGTCCTCGTCGTCCGCCATGGCGACGACGAACCCCCCGACGTCGTCGAAGCCCGCCATCCGGTGGTTGCCGCCGAGGATCTGGAAGCGTCCCCAGCTCGCCGCCTTCAAGGCGGCCTCGCGATCCAGCTCCAACGCCTCGGCGAGCCGCAGGTACTCGGCCGCGCCGCCGCGGTACAGGGCGCGGTTCCAGGTGGGCGAGGAAATGCCCGGGTGCGACGTGTCCCAGCGCCGCCCGGTGGCGGCCGAGAAGAGATGCGCCTCGACGAGGATGCGCGGACGGCCCGAGCCGTCGGAGAGGAAGCCGCCGACGCCGCCGGTCTCGACGGTATCGACGGCGCGGACCACGGCCGGTTCGACGCCGAGGGACTCGGCGATACGGAGAATGTCGTCGGAGCCGATCGGCGTCGCGGCTCCAGAAAACGGGTAGGACATGCAGAGCCTCGCGGGTAAGTTGATCCCGCGATTGAGCTGTCACGACCGGCCGCCGGGAGCCCTCGGGATCACCCCAGCGTGCCGGCGCCGCCCGCCCGCGGGGTGTGCTCCGCGGGTGAGGCGTTCTTGGGCTTCCGCTTGCGCTTCGTCGCGGGTGCGGGAGGGGGCTGGCCGACGCCGTGCAGCATCTGCAGCTTGGCCATCCGTTCCTCATGCTTGTGGTTCAGTTCGGCCGCCAAGGCGGCGTGCTTCCCGATCATGCCGTGCCACTCTGTGTCTGTGTCGCGTTGCGTTGCAAGGAGAGGGCAACCCTGCCGTCACGACCGGCCACGACCGTCGTCCACGCCATTGAGGTTAATTCGTTTACGGGCGTACCGGAGACAATGTTTGTTGTTAGACTTCCAACACCTGTCCGTGTTAAACGTTGCGCAAAGGGGTATTGCGGCCTGATTCCCATGACCATCGTTGGACAACGTCTCCGAGCTGTGCGCGAGAAAGCCAACCTGTCCCAGGCCGAGCTTGCCGGACGGATTGGCACGAGTCAGCAGACCATCGATAAGATCGAGCGGGGCCTGACCAAGCATCCGCGATTCGTGGTCGAGATCGCCGACGCGCTGAACGTCGGTGCCGCCTATTTGAAGGGGTTGACGGACGACCCGACCCCCGAACCGATCAGGTCTCGAATCGAGGCGGAACTGAAGCAGGTGCCGGACGACCGCCTGGCCGAGATCCTGCGCGCTGTTCGCGAAGCGAAATCCTGAGCTCCTTCGCTGCAGACCGCAGGGCCTTCCAACACGCAGCCCTGCGATCGTCGGACGCCTGTTCAATTTCTAGTGCGATCAATTCGAGCGTCCGCTTCCGATCAGACAACCCCACTTCCCCACGCATTGCGGCCCCCGGCTAACCCCCCTCATGGGAACACAATATCGAAATAGGAACAAGAACCTTTTTTAGGATTTTTCATTCAGAGACGCCCCCGTGGTTAGGGCGATAACCCCCAGGCCATCAACAACACGGCTTCGGCACGGGCTGCAATCATGTGTTGTGGATTGGCTTCTTTCTATACACGCGTGTGTGGGTTGATCTGCCCGAACCGTGCAGCCCGAAAGAACGCCGCTCCTCACTCCCGCACCTGACGCACTGCATAGCCTGACAACACCAAAAGGCGTTAAGGTTCGGCCATGCCGAGTGTCCGTCCTTCCTCTTCTGCAGAAGATAGGGCAGCCGGGCCTGCGGTGGGGAAGCAGGGGCCGGTGGGGCGGCTGCGGGGTTGAGATGTTGTTAAGCATACCGGACCTACGGTATCCGCCGCTCCACGCGCGTCTTTAGGAATGATCGGCCCATGAAGACCCCGTTTGCCACCCCCGCCATCGGACGCTTCGAGGCGACGCTGGCCCGCGTGGCGCCCTTCATGGCCGGCACCGTTGCCAAGGCACGCGCCCGCTTCGGCCGGGAGTGGGAAGAGGCCTTCGAGGACTTCCTGAATCGCTTCTTCGGTGGCGACGATGCGGCCATGGGACTGGCGATCAAGGGCTACGTCGGCTTTTCGCTGGAGATGGCGAAGCTGCAGAAGCGCTTCGAGAGGGAGCGCGTCTACGCCGCCAAGACCTATGCCGAGGCGGCGGCGCAAGTCTATCACAACGAGGCGTACGTCAACACCCTGTACGCGCCGGGCATCCTGCTGAGCCATTACCTGTGGCCGCACTATTTCAACCAGCTGCGCTGGTTCCACGCCCACTTCGCACCGCTGGTCCGGGAGGCCGCCGACCGCCGCTTCTGCGAGGTCGGCGTGGGGAGTGGTTTCTACAGCCGGCAACTGCTGTCCGTGGCGCCCGACGTGCGCGGGCACGCCTTCGACATCAGCGCGCACTCCCTGGACTACACGGCGCGCCACCTGGAGCGGTTCGGCGTGCGCGAGCGCTGGAGCGGCACGCTGCGCAACGTGATCGCCGCGCCGCCCATCGATTCACCGGACGGGCAGTGGCCGTTCATCGTCTCGGCCGACGTTCTGGAGCATCTGGAGGACCCGCCGGCCTTCCTGCGCAGCCTGCGCCGGATGCTGCAGGCGGGTGGCATCGGCTTCATCGCGACGGTGATCACGTCGGCCAACACCGACCACATCTACCTGTACAATTCTTGGGAGGAGATCCGCGACCAGCTTGTCGGCGCCGGGTTCCGCGTCCTCGACCACCAGGAGGACATCGCCTATGAACCCCGGGCGGACGAGCCGGTGCCGCGCATCGCCGCCTTCCTCGTAACCTGA